CGCCTATGATAACTGTGGGCTTGTAATCGTGATGCCAATAGGGACTAATGTATACAGCGTGATACATGATAGCACCTCTAGTCGGATCCTCTACTCGCCCATAGTTATTATACACATATATTGCTGCAGCTAACGCTATTGAGAACTTCTTAACGCTGCGGGGAGTGTTGGATTTACCATCCTTGGTCCAACTAAACTGCTTGTACTGCCAAACAACATCACAAATACTATTAGGATATAATCCGCTGTAAACACGGTTTAGTGTTACAAACGCAACAGCTTGCTGACCCATGTAAGATTGATTGCTGGCTTCGAAGTATATGTTTTTAGCTAGACACATAATGTCTTCTCTAGTAGAGCCTAAGCAAGGTGTACTAAAAAGCAACAGCAGTGTTGTAAATAATATAACTTTCCACATGTAATCATTTTGATAGAGGGTTATCTAAAGCCTCTTGTAGTTTTTGATTCATGTCAATCTCTAGCTGGCGCATCGCAGCTCTTAAATCTTTTTCAATGGTTCGATTGTTGGCTTCAACTTCTCTGATAGATTCGGTGACATCCTTCTGCATCTGATTATTTTCAGATTGCATAGTGTCAATACCATTTTCAATATTTAATTGAGCGTCTTTAACTCGTTGCTCAGATCTATCAACACTTGTTTCTAGTCTGGTTATATCGTCCTTTAAGCTGGTCTTTATGTCTTTAGTATATGACACAGCTTCGTCTAATTTAGTTTCAATCACCGCATTCTTAGCATCAATAGCAGCCACATCAATGTTCAGTATGATTTCTTTCATACTCATGTAGTCGCTGTAGATAACAAATGCACCATACAAGGCACCAATCACAGAGCTTACTAAAGCGCCTGCTGCACTAATAGTCATAGCAGTCATCTTTATTCCGAAGATTCGGAATTCTTTATTCTTGAGATTCTCTACACCTTCTTCAAGATTCTCAAGCTCTTCTCCTAGATCTTTAACCATTTCATCCTCATGGTTCTTCCTCTAACTGCAGCATTTGCAGTTGTTCTAATTCTTGTTGCAGCTTTTGTAACTCTAGCTGTTTCTTTTGTAATTCTAGCTCATATAACCTATTACAATCAATTCTGCTTTTAGCTGTTTTGCCTAATGGGATAGTTATTCTAGCGTAAAGTCCAATGTCTTTAATAGCACCCTGATCTGCATCATAATTAGATCCTTGATTAACAATTCCAGTCACACCATACTCTAGCTGCGTAGCAGATCCTATAGCATTAGAACACCTTAGCTCTCCTGCATCAAAGCTGTCTGATTGATAGCTCTGTTGAGTGTTTGGTATAGACAAGTTTAACGAACTTGCCGTTTCAGCAGAACCTACACCAGCGTTTAATAGCAATAGCATAGTCAATAATATTCTCTTCATATAAAACTCACTTCACTTTCGAGCATATCCTCGACGACACATTTGTTTTTGTTACATCTTCTTTAATAAATCTAGACAAAGTGCAAACGTATACTGCTCTATCTTTGTCGTTGGATTTTATATAAACATCGACCGTTTTCTTTTCCAGATATTTAAGATTTACTATTTTTGTATCAGCAACAAACGATATTGATTTCCAATCTTTATCATAAACTTCTATCTGGTAGTAATTAACATCTTCACGTCTGTTAAATATTTCTATATCTGTTTTTAATACATTATCAACATAAGATGGACCAAACTCAACGTATGTTGGCGACATTTCATGGGCCATTGCTGGACCACAAAACGCCGCCAAAGCTATAACCAAAAACTTTTTCATTATTTTGCTATACACTCTGCTACAACAGTCGCCACGTAAGAACCAGCAGGAAACGCTTGGTTGACTCCGTAGGTAGCTTCTGATGAAACTTTAAACCAAGTTGATCCAGCTTCCGTTAGATCATATTGGTAAGTATTATCATATGTTACAACATCATTAGTATAAGCAGACATTGCTGGAACAGTCACCTGGCTAACATCAACATCGCCGGTCCATGCAACAGCAGAGCTAGTTAGGGATGGTGAAGATGTAAACGCAGTAGGGTATGTGATCTTGCCGTAGTAGTAGTCACCAATAGCAACATCAAATCTTACGATTGGTTGTACACCGCCGTCAGCTGCGGCAGTTGATAGAACGTCTGGTGAAGGGTTGCCATAGACACCCTGTGTTGTTGTATATACGGAGCACTTAGATGCAACCGTACCTCGAATTACTGGATTAGCGTAAGTTGCAGTACCTGCTGACAAACACGCCATAGTTATTAAAACTTTCTTAAACATTTTTCTTACCCATTGGTTATTGGTTTAAATCATACTGTGATCGCACCATAGTTTGGTGTAAAGTGCTTTGCGTTAAATTACTCATCACACTTGCATTATCAGGTAATGTGGAGTCTTCCAACACCACAGTCTCTTCATATACGCCACCTTGTATTGAAGCATTCAAGTAAACATTAAACTCTGTAGGAGTTGCTCTAAGAACTTCTAACATGGCATTCTGTTTAGCGGCCTCAGCTATGTTCATTTTACGATCATTTACTGATAACTTGGCTTCTAAACTATCTTTGTCTTCTCTTTCTTCTTTTGGTTCTATAAGCTCTTCATCTTCATCGTCAAAGGCATTAGCTTTTCTATTTAGTATTTCTTGCACGTACTGGTCATAGTAAGGATCGTTTATATCAACACTATTGTCCAATAGTCCGTTATCTAAAAGCCATTTATACAAAGCATCCTTAAATCCAGGACAGCTCGGGTCACTCAATGGCACAATACAAGTGTCAAACTTAAAATTATAGCCTACGTTCACATCGGAAAGTGTACCATCACCTGTAACAAATATTGATCCATCACCCATAGACGCTGAAGGTATATCACCAAACGATAAAAACCTACTTAGCGTGTTTCCAGGCAACTGTGACCAATCATCAGTATAGCTGAGAACATAACCATCACCATTTGCATTTTCATTCTGTATTGTAACCCAAGCATCAGTATCAGGATCTTTGGTTATAGTGTATTGGTATATCAGTCCGTTAATAGACAACCCCGCTTGAGGCGGTAGTATACTTTCCATTGTCCACTGGAGTGCCTCAGCCGCAGCATTGCTCGTCCGTCCAGTTATGATCTCAGAGGCCAGCGGATAGGCCGAGAAGCAATAGAAGAACAAACCCGCCGCCATATACAGTTGACTTGGTAGACGGATCCATGTTGAAAATCTTTCCATTGTTATCTCCTGGAACTTTGTCTGGGTTAGCTTCCCATGCTATTTTTGCTTCCGATCCGATCATACCTTGAAAAGGACAAGGTGTGCCAGCATCCATCATAGCCTGAAATATTCTAGGATCTTGACACATTGTTGATACGGCTGCGACTTTCATACCCATGTCGTATAATGTCTTAGCATTCTTCAACTTTTCACAATTCATGTCTCTTACTGTCTTAGCAGCAGAGATGCCGAGGATTTGTGTTTGAACAGCACCGGAAACGCCAACAGTACACAAATCGCTGTTTGACATGTTTAAAGCAGGTGCTATTGCGGATGGAGGTGGGGAATTTATGTTTGTGGTGGTTTCACCATTGGTGGTTACAGTACTATCTGTATCAGCTATTGTACAAATATAACCTTCTGGACATGGTGCAGTTTGTGCTTGAGCAAAGTTTGCCAAAACTACTAATATTCCAAACGAATACAATAATGTCTTAATCATTTCATACCTGCTATAAAACTCACTTGCAGGCCTATTTATAAAAAAAAGCCCAGCGAACTGCTGGGCTGTAGTAATTAGAACGGTGGATCTTCACCTTTAAACGAGGGCATCCAACCTGTTGGCTTAGGATAGCCTTTCTCTACAGGAGTGTGCACTGGGGCGTGTAAGTGCGCCCCAGGCATCTTATCATTCTCAAAGAAACCCCAAGTCATCAGGAAGCAGTCGAGCTGAATAGGTAGCTGTTCCATCAAACACCAAACAATCGTTGAATGTCTTTAGGATTGCTAGGCAGTTGACGACCAGCGTTATACTCTTCCATGATAGTCTCACAGAAGAGGGAAACATCTTCGTTGTCACTAAACAACTCTGCACAAGTACGGAAGAAGTTACGCATACGCATATCGTTAGTGTTATCGCTAGCAGCAGCGCGATGAGTCTTGCCTGCACGTTGATTGCTCATCTAGATTCTCCTATTTCACTACTCTTTGGTCTACGACTTTACCATCGGGGTTGGTTAAAGTCAACAGTTTTTTATAAACAGATTGAACATCTTTAGCATTCCACCAAGACATTGCTTCTGCCTCAGTCTCGAAAACGGCCGTCGACCAGTTACCATGCTCCAGTGGAGCATCTGTGATAAACTCGGTCTTTATGACCCATCCAGTCATTCTACGTTATCCTCTTGAACTTTCATAAAGGTGTGAGTGCCAGCAAGTATATCTTGAAACCAGTGATCGATCAACAGCGAATAGTCGCTGTAGTGAGCAACCGGCCGTCTGACTTTCAGAGCCTTAGAAGGATCGCGTGTAGTGGTTTCATAGACAGTGTATGTGATCACTTAAACATCTCCTCCTTCAACTCGACGAAATACTGAGCACCATATGCAACACCCGAAGCATCGAACATATCTTCGAGGATCATCTTGACGGTTGCCCAAGTACCAAACGCATACTCTTCAACAACGTTCTGGATCATCTTCTCTTTGGTCATCTCAGCTCTCCTTCGCTTGTGTACTTAATATAGTACACTGTTGCGATGAAGTCAACAGGCTATCTGATAATATATGAACCATCAGCAGAATTCCATGCAGCCATTAGCTCATTGAACATCTCAGGTGTCATTGAAATAATGGCTGCAGCGTCTGTGTCTGCCAAGTACTGTCGGATGTAGACAACATCATCAAAAAGAATGACAGCGACATCCTCTTCGTCGCCGCTGTCATCCAAAACTGTGATAGTTGTGCTATCAAACTCGTGTTCAACGCTGAACATCTTTACTCATACTTTTTATCGTGTTGCTTGCCGTCTCCATAATCTCCATCATACTTGTGGAGGGCTTGGGCTTCAAACGTAAGATATTGACCGATACGCGTACCAGGCTTAATCCGCATAGGACCAATAGTAACATGCATAACACCAGCCATAACACCGGAATAACCAGTATCATAGAGACCTGAAGTAAGAAATACGCCATTACGATTAAGGGTAGAACGAGTAATAACCCAACCAGCTTCACCATCGCCGACCGTAATCTTGTTCTCCATGACAACTTCATAGTGTCCTGGTTCAAGTCTGTAGTATCCTTCATCATCAAGCCTCATATCTACCGTGCCACGGTGAATCTTACGTTCTTCATCAATAGTAAATGTGTTAGATGCAATCCAAAGCACCTTACCAAGACGCAAGTCGACAGCGTTAGGTTGAACGTCCTGAGGCTGAACCCCAGTCAGTTTAGAGGTGGAGCGATTGTCCGCAATATTCTTCATACTCATTGTAATACTCCCACAATTGCAGAGTGCAAAAGTTTAAATAGTTGTGCATCATTGTAAATTAAAAGACCGAGTATAATCAGTCCAATAATAAATCTCATTTTGTCAGACTTTCGTTAGACGGATTAGCTTGCTCTTCAAGATCCAAAGCATACATCATTAGAATCACATAGTGAATGGTCTTGAGCAGATCTTTGCGATTCTTTCCACCCTTCTTACCATAGCGAGCAAGATACTTGATAGCGGTATCGCGAGAAGTAGTCTCTAGCGATCCAAGCGATCGCCAGAAGTCTACGGTCTGAACATCACCATCGCCAACATAATGCTGACCATAAGTGCTGTTCACATAGGCTTGGATAGCTTCCATAGCCTTATCTTCATTATACTTGTACTTAGACATATTTGCCATAAGGCCACTCCAGTTGTTCATCGATGTAACGGATATTCTTCATTGCAGAGGCAATCTGGCCAATTGTAGCAGAATTGTGATCAAAGTCAACCTCGATCTCGTTCTTACCGTTAATCAAGCCTGTAGGTGAGCCATCAAACTCAATCCCACACATCGCAGCCCATACTGCAGCAGAACTATCCCATGTGTCGATATATTCAAGCCAACGAGCTACAAGATTGATCTCATTGGGACCATCAACCATTCCAAGGAAGTGAACCTTCTTGTCATACTCAGCAATCTTGTCAAGAATGCCACGGTTCTCAAGAAGCTGCATCAGCTTCCAACGAGACAAGAACCGCTGTAGGTTGTTACCTTTCTCAACACCAAACATATTAGGTGCAGTAAGGATTGACACACCAATGTAGTCAACCTCAGGAGCAGTAGCAGCCCAAGCAAAGGCATCTAGCACACCTTCGACATTACCGATCTCTGCCTGAGGAACAAAGAAAGTGCCAAAGCCATTCTCACGGAACCTAGGAGCCAATTCAGTTGCAGCTTCGATAGTCTTACGAGCAGGTTCACCAGGATAGTCTGACATAACGATATAGTCAGCTATAACCTTATTGCCCATTTCTACGAGCTTGCCAGACGAATACATTGGCTTACCCTGCTTGTACATCTCGAAAGCAGAGTTGTCCATAATGACGGTGGTGTTTTCATCTCGAGGCATGTTTGCATACCAATTAGCATATTGATCATCTTCCTCGACAAGATGTGCTAGCACTAAGTGGTGAGACCGACCGGATGCAAACAGATCCAGATACGGAGTTGGTGATATATGGCAGAATTCAGTCATTGTGTCTCCATAGTTAAAAGAAATAGGCAGATGTTACTCTGCCTATAATTATAAGTCAATTCAATTAGTTAGTCAACCAGTTACTTTGCCTGGTTGATCTGATGAGGAGGAACGTAGAAGCGACCGTGCTTAGGGTGCTCAACAGCTGCATATGAACGACCGCCCATACGCTTCATGCCACGGTATTCACCAGAGACTTCACCGTGCTTGTGGTGAGTAAAGCTAACAGAATCGCCAGACTTAACCTTTTTGAGCTTTTCTTTAGCTGCTGCTACACCGCTGAGCTCTTCACTGATTTGTTTAAAAGACTTCATGTTCCCCATCCTTGTAAGGTGCGTTTACCTTATTTATATTAATTTTTATCTGTGGGGATGTACTCAGCGTAAGATCCATTCTCACCATCTTCGGACACCTCGATAGTGATGTTGCGACCAGGATATTTAGCACAGATCATATAGGAAAGCTGATCAGAGATCATTTCACAAGATCTATAATCGAGCTCCAGAGTGCCATCAGAGTACAACGACTCAAGCCAACGCTTGAACAGAATGAACTCGATGTCACGGTCATCGTGATGCACCTGAATTCCAACTTTGAAGTGGAAGATGTGACGATGTGGATAGCCTAGAAAGCTAACATCGGCAAGAGCTGGATCAGTCAAAGCAGCAGGATACTTATGAAGCCCCTCTTTGCTAAACTTCACCCAGATCATATTAAGTGTTTTTTTCATTATCGACTCCATGTCATTGCGTTATCATCATCTAGCAGTTCTCTATCTCTGTACGACTGTGACATTTTACCAGGATCAGTCTCAACATAACCTTCAGGTACTAACACTAATCGCCCATTTTTAGCATACCACTCTTTTCTATATTCGTACATCATTCTCAATGCACGTTTTAACTGTCGTTCAGAAATAAGTCTAAGTTCAGAAACCCCAGTAGCTTCTGTATAGTAATCATCGGTCGGGCAATTGAGAGCTTTTTCAATCCAGACTTTCGTATATCCTGGATTAGGCCACTCTTTCTCTAGCCAATATTTTTCGTATTCTCTAGCCTGATCTTTTGTAGAAAACCACATTGAGAACTTACAACTAATATCCCAATCCAAATACTTTTGGCTTTTAGTGTAACCATCATATGCATTCACATTATATCGATCGAGAGCATCTCGATTGTGGGTTATACCAGGCTTTACCAAAAACCTTTCTTCGCCATGCTTATCCCAACGAAATTTATCAGCTAATACAAATTTTTTATTCTCAAACAAATCAAAGTAAAACTTATACGCCATAGCCTTGGCCTTTCATGATAAAGTTATTCATAGCAATAATCATACGATCTTTGCTCAATGTTTTCAACTGATTAATTAGAGTGTAATTGGGAGCACGAGCTTCGCTAATCAGCTTCGTGCAGTAAGCAAGAGTCTCATCGCGAGACATTGTTGCAGTTGCAGCATAGAATTCCATTTGCTGTTGTTCTTTAATCTTAGCGTTCCGCATTGTAGCTCTCCAAAAAGGTTAACCCCACCAGTATCGGTGGGGCTTACTTTGAAGTCAACGTTAAAGTTGGATCCGCCTAGCGTTTTCCAAATATTTTTCAGTCATCTCGAGCATATCATGATACTCTGCAACGAGCTTCATCTCTTGCTCGATTGCTTCCATGATATCAGGATGTTCACCTACACCAGCTGGGTTGTGGAGATAGACCTCCACATTTGCCAGATGCTTGTCGATGTGCCCTTGAGCATGAGACTTAAAGGCTTTGATAAGAGTGTCTCTAATCATGTACGGTTTCCTGCAAATTGTTGTTGCATCTTGATATAATCCAAGAATTCATTCTTGACAGACGGGTTAAAGAACTGTCCACGCAGCTCAGTAGTTTGTGTAAGTGAACTGTGAGCACAGACCCCGCGGTTCTCCATACACCCGTGTGTAGCCTGGATATACACGGCAATATCGCGGCTTCCAGTGGCCTTTGCGATCTCGTTAGCGATCATCTGCGTAAGCTCTTCTTGTAGCGTTCCACGACGTGCACACCACTGAGCAATACGAGCATACTTAGAAAGTCCAATGACTTTAGTAGAAGGAAGAAGGCCAATATAAGCAACACCTTTCACAGGTTGGTGGTGATGGGAACACATAGACAGCAATTCTGCACGAACAACGATCATACCACCATAGCGAGTCTCAGCGTTGTCGTTAGGGAATGCAGTTACATCGGGAGCACGCTCATAGCGACCAGACATAATCTCATTGAGATACATCTTAGCCAAACGCTTAGCAGTGCCATGTGAGTTAGGATCAGTTTCACGATCGATGATTAGAGTGTCGAGCACTCCTTCAAACTTCTCAGTCAACTCTCCAATCAGAGCGTTATGCTCTTCTTCGAGAATATGTTCAGAGATGTTGTCATTAGCCCAGAAGCGAACGCCGCTAGACTTGAGACGATTACGAATATTTTCTGCAGTAGACATTTAGATTCCTTTCAGGTTGGTTTTACGTCGAGGAAAGGAGGAGGTCGACAGCCTCGCCACCCAAAACAGCAAACAGGTGGAGAACTCGGTTTTAAAAGAAGTCATCCAAAGTAGAAGGCTCAGGGTCCTTCGGCTCGGGCTGATACTTATGCTTGATTTGTCTAATGATAGACATTTCTTCTGCATGGTCAACACAAAACTGAACAATCTCAAGGATTTCGTCATAGCGTTGATCTCTGCATTCTCTGGCAGGTTTTTCCATAATACCTTGAACAACATCGTAGATGTGAGCAATTGGAATTCTGCCATGTGGGTGATTAGGGTGATCAGGAAGGCGGCCCTCACATTGCTTGGCCGCCTCCTTGACTAGTTTATGAAGCCTATCGCGAAGCTCTTGTCTCATGTTCCAATAGCGTTACCGAACAGATAGACGTGCACTCGAGCAGAGACGTTATAGCCACGATGGAAAGCCATACGAGCCACATCACCAGCAGTTGCAAACTGTTCCTCTTCACGAGCACCAGTAGGCATGATCGTCACAGGATAACGAACACCAGCAGCACGGAACTTCTCAACGACTTCGTCAAGCTCATCCCACTGACGCTGTTCAGGACCCACAACAAACTTCAGCTGACCCTGAGGCGAAATCTGATAATACTCTGCAACAACATCTGGCTTAATAGCTTTGCTAGCTTTCTCACCAGCAACAGTCCACAGCTTAGGCGATACAGAGAAGAACAGCTCAGTATTGAACAAACCTTTATTGCTAACATACTCTTTGAACTTGGTGCCTAGCTTCTGAGTGCCATTGGTCTC